CTCCACCCTTCTACAAATCTTCCTTTTGGGAAATGTAGAGTACCTTCGTCCTTGATTGGCACGATAGGTAGGCGCCGCGACATACTGGAAAATTCCCAGTACGTTTGCGGGGTCGGGTGAGGGTTCCTTTACGCATTTTGTTCAGTGCGTGACTGATGTTATTTATTTCCGGAGAATACTGATGACGCTATCCCCTCTGAGAGAAAGGTACACATTTCCTTTGTGGACCTATTCGTGGACTACAGACTACCGTATTGGAAAGAACTACGTTGACGTTAACACGTACAACGGAGTTGAGACTAATACGAATAGTAGGTTTTCCCACGGTCTCAAAGATTGGAGGGCAATCATCAATTTCGGAAATAATGCAACTACCCCTTTCGAGGGGCAGGAGCATACTCTGTCGTTCAAACAACAGGGTGACGTACAATGCGTCTACTGGGACTTTGGATTGCCGAGATACGAGGCCTTCTTCGGTATTGAGACGGGTAACATACCGTCTCTTGCAACTACCGAGTTGGCAATCGATACATCAGCTGCCGAACAGCAGGCGGCATCCCGATGGTTCTCACGTTTACGCTCTAGGCGGTCCCACTTTCAAGGTGGGGTCGTTTTGGGCGAAATGCGTGAGGTCCTAAGGATGATTCGTTCTCCCGCGAAGAGTCTGTACCGCGGTGTTGATCGGTATCTCAACGCTTTAAAAGTCAAGCGCAAGCTTGCCTTTCCGAACCGAAAACGCGCCCTTCTTAAGAAGGGTACGTATAAGGAACGAGTGCGTGAGGCCAATGAACGCCGCGAAAAGCTTTCACAGATTCTTTCGGATACCTGGTTGGAGTATAGCTTTGGTTGGAAACCTCTCTTTAGCGACATATCGGATGGCCTAAAGGCCTATGATAAGTTGCTTTCGGAGAGTCCCCGCCAGATGCTGTACGCAACCGGAATAGCCGAGGATGTAGCATGGCCGTATAGGAACCTCGGAAACAGTCTTTTTGGGGCCTTAGCGATAAGATTTACGCAAAAGGTTTCCAAGAAGGTTTTCGTGACCTATTATGGTATGCTAGAGGACATAAGGAATGGAGCACGTCCGAACCAACAGCTCGCAGACCTTGGGTTATCCATTACCCAAGACTTCGTGCCTACGGTTTGGGAGCTCCTTCCTTGGTCGTTCCTCGTTGACTATTTCACCAATATTGGTGATATCTTGAGTGCGTCTACGACGGATACAAGCTCGGTACGTTGGACGTCTAGGACGACGAGAAGGGTTAGTACTGCTACCCAATCGTATGTCTTAGATGAGAAAACGTTCCGGTCAAACTATCCGGATAAGCGCAATCAATTTTACGGGACCTGCCCACTGGTTGAGAGAAAACGTAAGAGCGTAGTGCGGGAAAGTATAGCTCCAGTATCCGTACCTGACTTTCAGGTGCAGGTGCCGGGGCGGCCACAACAGTGGCTTAATATGCTAACCCTTGCTGCCTCACGTAGGTCTCTTCAGCCGTACATCTAAGTGTACTTTATTGTCCCATGTGGACACAACTAAGGAGATGACAAATGTCATTTGCCCCTTCTAGCCCTATTACGGGTGCGATTGTGACGGGTCTAACCGACCCGACATTCACGTTGACGGCAGATACCCCTCCGAACAGCAATAGTAAGCAATATGCTATTACTGCGCTGGGTGGTACGCAAACCGGAGTAGAAAGTCACTCCGTTGCAGCTCCCTATACGCTGACGTTCGAGAGACCTAAGGTTTTGAAAGTCCTTGGGAATCTCAACCCAGTAACAGGAGCTCCGTCGTCAATCTCCCGCAACGTTTATAAGCTCCGAACCCGAAAGGGGGTCATTCCACTGAGTGGCCAGCCGTACACTACTGCGATGATTACAACCATTGCAGAGATACCGGCAGGGAGCGACGTTGCTGATCCGGAAAGTCTCATGTCCATGTTGTCCTGCCACGCGGGTGCCCTTGCCGGTGAATCAATCGGCATTGGCAATACCTACGTATCGGGAGTGATGTAGACATGATCAAACTTACCGGTGACAGTCAGTCGTTAACAGATATGGAGAACAGCCACAATGGTTATTCTTTTGAAATTAATTTTCATTGTGGCGAACGCCTATCAGCGTCTTTCCAGATACCTGAACAAATCGCTCAGGAAATTCTGGGAAGCTCTGGAGACGATTCTCTCGAATCCGAAGAACTAGCAGCCGTATTCGACGAAGGCGGTGCCCCCGGTTTTCTCCGGTGGTTAGCCGCTTCCATAGAATACGTAAACGGGCTTCCTGCGAAGGAAGTACCCGAAGAGGGTAATCAATCCCTCCTGCAAGAGCAAGACATGATCACGGTCGAGTTTGAGGGTAAGGTGCACGCAGTGCACCCCGCCTTTATGCTTGAACGAAAGTTCATGTCTGCAGATGCATTCCTTAACGAAATGCTCGATATCCTATCGGAAGAATATTCTGATAGAAAAGAGTACTCGATTTGGACCATCTGCTCGCTAGCTGTGCGGCTTCATAACGTTTTCGTCGAAGGGTATCAGGAAACTGATGCCTCAGGCAAAAGCGAAACGAAGCAACTCAGCCTCTTCCCTGCAAAGGGAAGTGAGACAAACCCGCGAGGGTCTGTCGCAAAGTGCCGACTTGGGGATGAATTTTCCCAGTTCGTCACCATAGCGTAGCTTAGCTCTTCAACGACTGATGATGGGGAGATACGTGCATGAGCATTCGCTCTCTCGCTCTTTCTACTTATCTGAGCAATGATCTTAGTAAAGTACTGAAGTCCCTACCGATGCTAAACATTGGCACTGACAAGTGCCGTGCTATGGCTTGGCCGGGGATAACAGCACGAGAGTTTGCTTGTCTTTCGCTTGCTGACTCCATTCTCAAGAAATTTGAGGATGAAAAGTCGGCCACGGCGGATGAAAAGGCTCTCACTAAGTTCCTTGAAGCGAACACCCATTGCGGCACGTTTGCTAAAGTTGATGAGACGCTGTTGTCAGAAGTACAGGCAATAGCTATCGGCGAAGCCAAGAGTTGTTACTACGACTTTTGGTTTAACGCCGACGGAACCTATTGGCTATCTCTAGACGAAATTGTCAAGAGAGCGTCAACAGGACCCGGCTCATCGATTGGCGCTAGTGGAACAAGCTACTATCATAAAATTGCTAGTAGCGTACTCACTAGTACCCGAGGCTCATTGCTGGCCCTCTTTAAGAGAGCCGCAGCTGAGTACCACCTTTGGGATGAGGCCGAAAAGATCCGGTCTAACCATTACGGTGGGGTAAAGCTGGTACCAGGTAATGTCCTTTCTTTTGTCCCTAAATCAGCGGACGTTTCAAGGACCATATGCACGGAGCCCCTTCTGAATATGTTCTTTCAGAAGGGCATAGCGAGTCAATTCCGAGAGCGGCTTGACCGTAGGTTTGGTATAAACCTTTCGGTACAGCCTCTTAAGAATCAAAAGCTATGTGCTATCGGATCGGTTGACCAAAGCTTTGGCACTATTGACCTTAGCTCGGCTTCAGATACGATCTCCTATGGACTCATTAAAAGTCTCACCCCACCATACGTACTAGCATGGATGGATGAGACTCGGAGTCCAGTGGTGAAGCTGCCTGGGAAGGCAGACTTACTCCCTCTGCACATGGTGTCGTCGATGGGAAATGACTTTACGTTCCCACTTCAGACGATCCTGTTTAGCTCTATTGTAATTGGGGTGTACCGTGCTCTTGATATAGAGCCGATATTTCCCCGCGGTAGAAGATTGGGAAACTTTGGCGTCTTTGGAGACGACATAATCGTGCGCCGAGAGGCGTACGATTTAGTCATTAATCTCCTTGGACGCTTTGGCTTCTTCGTCAACACCGATAAGAGCTTTAACACAGGGCCTTTCCGCGAGTCGTGTGGCAAGGATTACTTTTCCGGCCAAGATGTTCGTGGCATATACTGCCAGAGCCTCAAAGGCACGCACGACGTGTACTCACTAATCAACAGACTCAATGTGTGGTCTGCCAACCATGATGTACCCCTTCCTGAAACTGTTTCCTATCTCACCTTCGGTACTGGCGTACGATTCTTGCCAGTGCCCGTGTGGGAGACCGATACAGCAGGAGTGAAGGTACCTCTCTGGATGGTAGATCGCGAGCGCGCCAGGCGGTCCGAAACCGGAGCCATAGTGTATAAACGCTATGAAGTCCGGCCACGAACGCTTGACGTGCTGAGCATCGAGTCACGGCCTCAGTATTACCTGAAACGTTATAGAGTGATCTATAACGAACCAGGGTTGTACCTGGCCGTAGTTGGTGGGTACATTAGGGATGGGAAGCTTATCCTGAGACAGGAGAAGCGACCCAACTACAGGCTAAGGGATGCTGTTGCCCCTTCATGGGACATTGACATTCCGGCCCAAAAGCGTGGTCGTCTGAGAGTTGTTGCATCTCATACTATCACGTGTCGGGAGGAGTTCCATCCCGGCGGCTGGCAGCGGTGGCAAAACCACGCTGTCTGGTTCAACCTTGCTAGAGTTGAACCGGTCGTCAGTTCTGGTAAAATGAGCTGACGCCCGCAGGACGAAAGTCCTAGCTCCG